GGGGGGGGGGGGGTGATTTCAAAAAGCTTGGCCTCTTTCGATCCCCTTTCCAGTGCCAACACCCCCACCAGCAGCCATGACCCAGCCAGCACCCAACAGCAAACACCCAACACCCATGAGCAACCCCAACAACGCAAACGACGAAGCCACCATCAGAGCCATCCTCACCGCCCCTATCAGCATTACCAACGAAGCATTGCGACAACAGTTTGCAATTAAAGATAGAAAAACTGTCGCCAACATACGATTAGGCCGCACATGCAAAAACATTGCTCCAGAGCTGCCACGACTGACAAGTATCCCCCCGGACTATGCACGAAGGCAAACTTGCAAGATGTGCAAACTTTTTGAGCCAACCCCTTGCAGGATTGATAGAATTGACTCCGAAAGATCGATTCAACGTTTAGGATATTGCACTATTGGCATCCCAGAATGCAACGACTCATTGCATTTTGCTTCGCAATGCCCATCGTTTTGCCCACTGAACTGAAGTAGGCTTAGGGCATGGCAAACCGACCAAAACGTAAAGGGGATCGAGGCGAATTGGAAGCCGCTGCAATCCTCACCGAAACCCTTGGCTTGCCCGTGCGACGAAAGCTGGGCGCAGGCCGGGCGGACGACGCCGGCGACTTGGACGGTGTTCCAGGCCATGTTGTGCAAATCGCCAACTGGGAAGACACCGCAGCCGCCGCCAGGGTCAAACCGACAGCAGCAGAACAGCAACGTATAAACGCTCAAGAGGAACACGCTGCCAGCATTATTCGATTTCGCGGTGGCACATGGCGCGTGGTGCTGACCCTGGAGCAGTGGGCGCGCTACCTGCAGGCCATGGGGCTGGTTGAGGTATAGATGGGCACCAACGAATTCATCAGAGTAAAGGTCGAAGGCATTAGCCAGCTAGAGAAGATGCGGGCCTTCCTTGATCCCAAACTGTTTCAGAAGGCAACAAGGGCAGGGATCTTGGCTGCTGCCACGTCCGCCAATAAGCAGGCAGGCAAAAGTATTAGCCAAAGATATAACATTGGATCAAGACGTATCAAGCAAGATGTAAGCCTGTTTACGGGTTTGGCTAGCAGGGGAGAAGCCACTCTCACGTTTGCATCCAGGGCACCAACTCTTAGCCAGTTTGGGTTTAAGCCTGGCACCCGCGCCACCGGGCTTCCAGGGCTAGGCCGTGGCCGTGGTTGGGGGAAAGCAACAAAACGAGGCCGACCGGGCCGAGCCAGCATTCTGCGGGGCCAACGCCAGGACTACCCAACGACCTTCATGGCCATGGGCAGGGGTGGCGTCATGCTGCCCTTCAGGGTCGGGGACAAACGCAAGCCTGACGGCAAGAGGCGGTTGCAGGTGGTCTATGGGCCGTCGGTGGCACGCATGTTTGACAAAGGCGAGCACAGCAAATTGATCCAGACCGAGATCAACATTGAGATCAACAGGAGCTTCATAGCGGGCTACAAGCGGGCCTTGGACTCGGCCGCCAGGGGCTATGGGGGGCGATGATGCGCGGCCTAGTCATAGCAAGGGGTCTCAGCAAATCTCAGTCATACCAAGGAGTTTCGGGATATTACCCCAAATCCCAGTCATGCCAAGGGATCTGCCAAGAACCCAGTCATAGCAAGGGGTTTCGGCTTGGGTCCTCCCGAACGACACATACCGAGGGAACCACGAAGCCGCGATTTATCTGTTGATAACGCTTCTCAATAAAGGTACAGCCTTGCCAAGGCCAGCCTGTAACCGGTCTAATCGCTTGGTATCACAAGGTTGTAACCTATTTTGTACGCAGCTGGTTACAATATGCCCATGGGTACAAATCCGATGCTGGTCCCGCGGGCAGAGTGAACCTCCAGCAGTACGCCGATCACCGCAAGGCCCAGGGCCTTCGAGGGGCCACCCATGTGTCGGTGCTCAGGGCAATTAAGGCGGGTCGGATGCAGCCCCCAGCGGTTGAGCGTCAAGGGAGTGGCTGGGAGATTGACCCGGCTCTTGCTGATGAGCAGTGGGCTCAGGCCACCGACCCGGCGCCCCGTGGGACCAATGCCAGCCAAGGTCAGGGGCCCAGACCGAAAGCTGCCGCGCCGGGAGGCCAGGCGCCCACGGCCAAGCAAGATCAGCAGCCGGCAAAGCCCAGGCCATCGCGTCCCCCCGCCCAGTCCCTTGCCGACAATTTTCCAGAGCCTGAAGAAATCCCCAGCTACAACGACAGTCGGGCTCGATCCGAATTCGAGAAGGCCAATATCCTGGAAATGGATCGCAAGGCCAAAGCAAACATGCTGCTCCCCCGCGAGGAAGTAGGGCAGGCCTGGGATGCAGCGGTCAATATCACCCGCACCGTGATGCTGGGGGTGCCAAGCAAGGCAAAGCAGAGAATTCCGCACCTGACACCCGATGAGGTGGCGGTGTTGATGGACCTGATACGCGAGGCCCTGAGTGGTCTCGCTGCGGGCGACGTAATGGAGCTCTACCCAGAGGTTGAGCCTTGACACTGCCAGCGGTGCAGGAGCTGACGCGGCGGATCCTGAACGGCTTTAAGCCACCCCCGAAGCTGCGGCTTTCGGAATATGCGGACCAACCGGCCACGGTCGATGGCGGCGCGGTGATGACCGGCAACGCAGCAGAGAAGGGCCAGTGGCGGACGCTGCCGTATCAGCGGCCGATCCTGGATGCGTTCACTAACCCCAATGTTGAAACGGTGGTTTGTTTGAAGTCGGCTCGCGTCGGCTGGACAAAGATGCTGGGCGTTGTTGTTCAGTATTACTCGCACCATGATCCATGCCCGATCATGATTGTGCAGCCGGTTAAGGAGGACGCTGAAGGGTATAGCAAGGAAGAAATCAAGCCATTATTCGAGGATACGCCAGCGCTGCAGGGGCTAATAACTGAATCCAAAGCACGCAACACCAGCAGTAATACGATCCTACTAAAGCAGCTTAGCAATGGCGGTTTAATAGATATAGTAAATGCTGCCAGTGGGCGGGCCTTTCGGCGCAAATCTAGAAAGATTGTTCTCTTTGATGAGTTTGACGCTTATCGCAGAATTGACGAAGGCGACGTTTACAAGCTAGGCCGCAACCGTGCTGATTACTACTGGGACCGCAAAATAGGCGTAGGCAGCACACCAATATTCAAGGATGGGCGAACAGAGGAATTATACAAGAAATCAGATCAGCGAAAGTTCTTTGTCCCTTGCCCATTTTGCAATCACTATCAAATTTTGCGATGGGATCAAATGATAAAAGAGGGCGAATTTATTGCCCATTATGAATGCGAGAATTGCAAAAAGCCGATCCCGCACAGCAAAAAACGCTGGATGGTTGAGCGCTGCGAAGATCGCCCGACCGCTGTTGCCCAGGTTCCTGGCCTCATTGGGTTTCATGTCTGGGCGGCCTACAGCTATTCACCTGCGGCGGACTGGGCAATTCTGGTTCGTGAATACGACGAGGCCTTGGAGTCGCTGCGCAAAGGCGACCCAGAGCCAATGCAGACCTTCAGAAATACGGTGCTCGGCGAAGGTTGGGTGGACTCGCAGGCCGGCAAGGTCTCGGCTGACAACCTGGCCAAGCGCCGGCAGTCTGTTGATCTGGGCAATGGCTATTCGATTCTTGGCGAGGACTTCACCCTGACCGGAGTGCCTAATGGCGTGCTGTTGATCACCGCTGGAGTAGACACCCAGGGCGGTGGCGGCACGGCAAACGAGCGACTGGTTGCCACCGTCTGGGGCTGGGGCGTTGGGGAGGAGGGCTGGCACCTGGGCCATTGGGACATCGATGGCGACCCGCAGGACAAAAACACGCTTGCGCAACTGGACCGGATCGCCGAAACCAAATGGGTCCGAGAGGATGGCACCGTGCTCAGGTTGGCGCGGGGCGGCATTGATGAAGGTGGCGATGCAACCAGTTGCCAAGCGGTCCGCGAGTTTTGCTCAACCCGTAAAGATGTTTGGGTGCCAGTTCGAGGGGCTCCGCAAAAGAGCAAACCCCTGTTGGGCAGGGGCGTGCCGGTGAGCATCAACCGCAAAAATAAGCCGATTGTAAAGAACGGGGTTAACCTGTATTTTGTGGGTTATGACGAAAGCGTCAAGTCACTGCAATATCGGTTAGGAGTTGAGACCGTAGGCCCTGGTTACTTGCATTTTGGCCTGTGCTCAACTGATCAATTCTTGGCGGAGCTGTTCCCCTGGAGGCGGATGCCGCGGCGGAGCAGGGGCCAGATCAGCTATCACTGGGAAGCGCCAACCGGGGCGCGAGATGAGGGGGGGGACTGCACCCGCTACGCATATGCGGTGCTGCAGCTGGTAACCCGCCGCTACACCCCAGGCACCATGTGGGCCCAACTCGCCCGCACCCTGGGCACCCAGGCGCCGGGGACGGGAGGGGGAGGGGTTAATAGGTTTGGCACTGGCGGGCGCTTTGGGTGAGTATGATGCTAGGCATGGCAGGAATTACGCTCGCTATCGCCACTGCGCGGCTCGATGATTACCTTGATGCCGAGGTCAAGGTATTGGATGGTCAGGAAAAAAAGATGGGAGACCGAACGCTCAAGCGTGCGGATCTGGCAGAAATTCAGGCAGGGATTCAGATATGGAATCGCAGGGTGCAGGAGCTGAGCAGCCGGGCCAATGGCCGTGGCCGGGGATTCACCCTTAGGCCTAACTTCTGATGGCAAAGCGCCGCAACAACAAAAAGCTTCAGCTGGCTCAGGCCCTGCCCGCCGACCTTGACCGCCTAGGCCATGGCGGGATGATGGCCTTTGGCGGCATGACCGGCACCAGCAGAATGGCCCGGTCGCCGCGGTTTGCCAACTGGCGTCCACAGCTACTGGATGCAGACGGTGAGGCCGAGTATGAACTGGCCGACCTGCGGGCATTCTCCAGGGATCTGGAGAGGACCGCACCGGTAGCGACTGGGGCGATCGAGACTAGGGTTTCGCACATTGTTGGAACCGGCCTCAGCCTGCAAAGCCGAATTGATGCCAAGGAGCTGGGTTTGTCGGATGAACAGGCCAGCGAATGGCAGAGCATGACCGAGCGGCGGTTTGGAATGTGGGCAAAATCGCAGTATGCCGATCGCCATGGCGAGCTGTGTTTCTATGAGCAGCAGCAGCTGGCGTTGCGTTCGCACGATTCCAGTGGTGATGTGTTTGTACTGCTTGGTGATAAGGGCCGCGAGGATTGGCCGTTTCGGCTGACGGTGCAGCTTGTTGAGGCTGACCGGGTCAGCAATCCAGATGGACGGATGAATACCGGCACGCTGATTGATGGCGTAGAGCGTGATGCCGACGGCGAGCCAGTGGCGATTCAGGTTTCTCGCTACCACCCAGGCCGGCT